TGTTACCCTATTCAGTCTCGACGATGTTCAAGAATTAACAGAATTTAAAAACCGGTGGAAGGATGTGCCCAAGGCCAACGGTGATGTCAGTGGTGATCCTGTTAGAGGCGGTCGCAAGGATGCAAAGAAAGCGTTCAAGTGGCATGCTGTGAGATTCGCACATAAAGTTTATGCTATTTTTCACTGTGCTAAAACAACTGATGCTGATATCTTGTTATGGATGGATGCCGACATGGTTTGTCACAGTGCAATAACTCGTGAAAAAGTTTTAGAACTATGTTCACCGTCTTTTGATTTATGTTACCTTGGTAGAGAAGGAAAATACAGCGAATGTGGTCTATATGCCATGAATCTTAGGAGTCCTGCAACAAGAAAATTCTTAGAAACCTTTCAAAAGTATTACGATGATGCAGAAAATGGAATTTTTACACTCGGCGAATGGCATGACAGTTTTGTGTTTGATGCTGTGAGAAAAACAGTGCCGGAATTAAAACAATTAAACTGGAGTCAGCAGCTTGGAGACCTACGCCCGTCAAAAACAAATTCAGTAGGAGAGGGGCATCCTTTGATTAATTGTGAATGGGGCGGGTATCTCGACCATCTCAAAGGTGATCGCAAAGATCACGGTCATAGTTTAAAAACAGATCTCAAAGTTAATAGATCAGAAAAATATTGGAGTACATTTAAATGAGAGAAAGTCATGGATTTTGGTTTCCGGATTATGATGATCATTTTCCTAGGATGCTTGCAAAAAGCCTTAAGAATGACGGAGTGGTTCGATATCAATGGAGGGCTAGAGATTCTGCGATTGCATCCTGTGATAACAAAAGAATTTGCATTGATATTGGTGCAAATGTAGGCCTATGGTCTTGCGATCTTGTAAAACAATTTGAAAAAGTTATTGCTTTTGAGCCAGTTGCTGAATTTAGAGAATGTTTTAAGAAAAACGTAACAGGCAACAACTATGTAATTGAACCAGTGGCACTTGGACGTACCGAATCATTGATAGAAATGAATATTGTTCAGGGAAATACTGGACACAGTCATATTGATCCTACATCAGTGGGCAAGGGTTCTATTCCTTTAAAGACACTGGACAGTTACCACTACGAAAACATTGATTTGATAAAAATAGATGTAGAAGGATTCGAAGAAGAGATCCTTGCAGGTGCAATGCAGACCATTCTTATAAATAAACCAGTGATTGTTGTTGAACAACAAAAGCACGAGTACAAAGACGCAATGATCGACAAGCCATCTATTAAAATATTAGAGTCTTGGGGTTATCGAGTAGTAGATCAACATAAAAAAGATTGGATTTTAAAATGCACAACATAAAAATAAGATTCTTCAGTGATGCTTACAAACCTAAACGTGCTAGCCATAGACTACGTGGTGAAGTCACTTGTCAGGCATTAGCGGACCAAGGCTACGATGCTAAAATTTTAGCCGAAGACTGGAGTGAAGTTGATGCAAATACCGTAGTGATATTTTTAAAACGCAGTCAGCCTAGCAGTATACAACGTGCTAAAGATCTTGGTGCAAAAACAATCTACGATCTTTGCGATAATAAATTTGAAGAAAAAGAAGAATATGAACCTTGTTGTCAACTGGCAGATTTAGTTTCAGTTAACAGTGTGAATATGGGAATCAGCACCAAGCACCATACGGGAAAAGACAGCATAGTAATGCCTGATCCCTACGAACGTCCAAAATTGCCGCCTAAATTTAGTCCCAATAAAGAATTAAAATTGCTATGGTTTGGAAGTCAAAGTAGTTTTAAATTTTTTCCTATAGTTGAATGTTGGCAGAGATTAGAAAAAGAAATTGTAGATTACAAGTTCACTATGGTCAGTGCAAAAACTGATAGAGTGCTTAGTAAAATGACTCAACGACAAAACAAAGGTCAAATATCTGGAATTAATTTTAGTAAATTAGATATGCAAGAATGGACCTGGGAACATCAGGGAAAATTGTTAACAGAATGTGATATTGTGTTAATGCCTGTAATGACCGATAATCCTAGAACTGATACTAAAAGTGCCAACAGATTAATTGACAGCCTAATCTCTGGAAAATTTGTAATTACCACTGCATTGGCCAGCTATGAAGAATTTGCACCTTATACTTGGCAAGATGATTATATTGAAGGCATAAAATGGGCTCTAAAGAATCCAGCAGAAGTACAAGAACGTATTCGCCTGGGACAAGAATATACAGAACAAAACTATTCTGCTCGAGTATTATCGAAAAAATTCATAGATGAAGTTAGACATCAATTAGGTATGTAACATGGGAAGTCCTAATGATGTTGTTTATCTAAAAAAAGTATATCCAAATGCAAATGGACCTGTTCTGGAGATAGGCAGTAAAATTGTCAGTTTTTCTGAATTTAGAAAGAACTACACAACTGTTGAATATGTAGGTGTTGACCTCGAAGAAGGTGATGGAGTCGATGTTGTTTGTGATTTAACCAAAGATAATCATCCACTACCTAAGAATTATTTTGATCTTGTGATATGCTGTAGCGTTCTTGAACATACGCCAACGCCGTGGCTAATGGCAAACGTTTTATCTGATTTAATAAGACCTGGTGGAAAATTGTATATCAATAGTCCGTGGGTTTGGAAATATCATAAATATCCTGACGATTATTATAGATATAGTTTTAAGGCCATTGAGTTTTTATTCCCTAAGTTTCAATGGTCGCACTATGCTTATTCTACAGAACTATCTGATAGTATTGAATTTGTAGAAAGAGACAGCGACTTTGATCGACGAAGGGCTTTTATCGAAACACAAGAAGACGGCTCTGTGAAAAAGTATCTTCCATATTCAATGATTAATATGCTTGGAACAAAAAATGATTAATGAGATAGTACAAGAAAAATTAAAAAATCAGTTACCGGTGAAATTGCATCTTGGTTGCGGTAACAGATATTTTGATGGATATATTAATATAGATGGCGACTATATGGCACATGACCCTAATGTTACAATACATGACATTACCAAAGTTTTTCCATTACCGGATAACTGTGTCGATGAAATATTAACAGTACACGTAATTGAACACATTAGTAGACAATATATTTTACCTATGTATAAAGAGTTTTATAGAATATGTAAGACTGGTGGTTTTGTGGCAATGGAATGGCCAGACCTATTAAAAATGTGTCAAGAAGTAGTAAGGAATCCAGATTGTTTTTGGACTCACGACAAACGTTTGTTAAAAAGAACCATTGCTGGTATTTACGGAGATAGTGCAAGATATCCCGATCCAACCATGCTGCACAAATGGGGATATAGTGCAGACAGCATGAGTAAAATATTCCTTGAAGCTGGATTCAGTAGAATAGAAATACAAAATAATCTGCACGGTAAGAGTCCTATTGACAGCAGGGTAGTGGCGTTTAAGTAATATGGCTGCTCGTATTATTAAAGAACTCCACGGATTTTCTGGCACACAAATATTGTTGATGAAAAAACATGATAGGATGTTTGTGAGAAAGACTGGAGATGTTCAACGCAATGTTGAGCGTATGTATGCTCTTTCAGAAAAATATCCATTACCTAAAATTTACGGGTATTCTAAAAATAATTTTGACATGGAGTACATACACAGTTTAGATATTAAAACATATTTAAAAACACATCACTACGAAAAACTTTTGCAATTCATAGTTAATTTTTTAGAATCATTGTCTGAACGGTCGACGGTTAAAGATTACACACAGGTTTATATAGATAAATTAAATGTTACGGATTTTTCAGAAATGCCGTTTACAAAAGAAGCTCTATTAGATAAACTACCTAAGATTCTTCCCTGTACAGAATATCACGGAGACCTAACATTAGAAAATATCTTATACTCCGAAGATAGAGGATTTTTATTAATAGACTGTCAGACTACTGAATATGATTCTCATATTTTTGACATTGCAAAATTGCGACAAGATTTAGAATGCGGTTGGTTCATCCGACATGAGAATACCATGTTAGATGTTAAAACCAAACATATTCAACAAGAATTATTAAAACGATTTCCCGAAGCTGACAACGACTATCTATTGATATTGATGTTGTTGCGTGTTTATCGATATTCAAAACCCAAAACTTTTGAAAGACACTTCCTTTTAGATTGGATTAACAAATTATGGAAATAATAATGCCTGCGGCGGGGTTATCAACTAGATTCCCCAACATGCGACCAAAATATACCTTAACTGATTTCACAGGTAAAATGATGTTTGAAAAATCAATTGCTCCTTTTATAGGCAAACATCACATTACAATAGGTGTGTTAAAAGAGCACGAAGACACATATCATGTGGGGAAATATGCTGAACAAGAGTACGGTGATCAAATATCAGTAGTTGTACTAGATAATAAAACCGCCGGGCCTGCCGATACAGTTTATCAAATCCTTAAAAAAATTAATTTAAGTTCTGAAGAAGAAATTTTAATTAAAGATTGCGATAGCTTCTTTGAACATGATTATCAAGAAGGAAATTATGTTTGTGTTTCAAATATAAAATATCATGAAATTTTAAAACGATTAGGGTCAAAGAGTTTTGTAATTACTAACGATCAAGGAATTATTAATTCTATAATTGAAAAACAAGTAGTATCTGATAAATTTTGCGTAGGAGGTTATAAATTTGAAAGTGCAGACCTGTTCATCGATGCTTTTGAAAAATTAACTAATGCCCGCGTTAAAGAAATATTTGTTAGCCATATTATTGAAAAATGTCTAAACAATAAACATATATTCAAAGAAAGTCTAGTTAGTAACTATATAGATGTTGGCACTGCTGAAGAATGGTTTGAATACAACGACAAGGCAGTTATCTTCTGTGACATAGACGGGACATTAGTAAAGGCCCAACCAAGGCATGCATACTTCCAAGATCCCGAGCCTCTTACAAAAAATATACAACGTATTAAAGAAATGATAGCCAATGGTAGTGTTGTTATCTTTACCACAGCAAGACCTAAAACTGTAGAAGTTAGAACTCAACAGATGTTAGAGAGCCTCGGCTTTAAAAATTTTCAATTGATCTCTGGCTTGCCAAATACCAAAAGAATTTTAATAAATGACTATAACGAAGCAAATCCGTTCCCCAGAGCTATTGCTGTAAATATCAAACGTGATCACGAAACCCTAGGAGACTATTTATAATGTTAGCTATTTTTTATACCGGTGATGTAAGACATAATACTGAAATTGCCTATGCAAATCATAAAAAATTATTTGACGAGATTGAAAAAATAATACCTATCAAAGTGTATTTTTTTACAAGAGATGATCCTGAAAGAGGAATATGCCCCTACGATCCGCCTGAACAAATAGATCACGATAATAGCTATAGACGAGGTTACGGCGGTGCTGTGCAACTTTGGGATTTCTTAAGGGGTGTACAAAGAACCACAGAACCGTACGTAATGCGTGTACGTACAGACTTATGGTTTACTGAATCTGCAATAGAAATAATTTGTAACGAAATCAAAGAATTAATTGCAGGTCAAGGTGATATTTTTTACTTTGGCAGTGATTGGATTAATCAAAATGCCGGATTGGTTTATAACAAATCGCCGGTGTATGCTGAAGTAGATAAGACTATACAAGACTTTATGATCTTGGCAAGTAGAGACAAATTAGTTCCCTTTGATGAGTGCATAGAAAATGTAAACCAGATAGTACCCAATAAAAGAAGAAGTGGCAATAAGATGTTTAGATATATAATTCGCTTTAATAATATCAAAGGTGAGGAAGGATCAACTACAAGAGTACAGTATTCAAAACCTTTTAGGATTCTTTGTCAAATTTGGCTGATAAGAAAAACCTATACTGAATCTCCTACTGACAATGAAGTTTGTAAAGATTATATTCAAAGTTATATTGCAGATGATAAAGCAAAAGTGGGTAAGAAGAATTACATCTATCCTCATCCCATGCAAGATGCTGTAAATTGGTGGCGAGCACAACAAGGTTGGGACAAAAAAGAAATTACGGTAGGAGAATGGTGGACATGGCAATCGGAATAATTCAGATAGGTCTTAAAAGATTTTATGATACTGCTAAACCAAATCATAAAAAATTATATGATACTCTCAATAAAAGATACGGAATAACAGTATACGATTTTTATCGTGATACAGCCGATCCCAAGTGTCCATTTTACCAAAGTGGTAAGGTACAGGTTTATGATTTTTTAAAAGCAAAAAATCATGTCAAAGAAGAAGTTTTTATTAAAGTTAGATCTGATGCTTATTTCACTCGTACCTCCATAGACATCATTTGCAAAGAAATTGATAATATTATTGCAGGCGAATCCGACATTGTGTTTATGGGCATTGATTTTATGAATGACTATGCCGAAATACATAAACGAGAAGATGCTAGGACTGTTCACGGTCACAAAGTTACAGACTTTGTAGTAGTGGCTAGAAAAGATAAGGTTGCCGATACTGATGAAATTATAGATTTATTAAGTCATAGTGTTAAAGATAAAAGTGGGAATAAAACATATAATTTAATTTTAACCCATGATGCTATAGCCAAGAAAGTCAGTACCCAAATTTATATTCTTAGAAAAGAATACTCAGAATGTGACAATTGGCAAATATACTGGGACTGGTGCAGTCAGTACCGAAAATCTCCAGTAGCTCAAGATTGGGTAAAGAATAATGCAGATACAATTAGGAGTTTTTAATGCCAAGTGCATATTACTTACAAAGTGTAGAATTAGGAAAACAATTCCAACTGAATAACAGTAGTTGGGGTGGCGACGATTGTAAAAATTATCACAATCAGATTAGAGTCCTGATGGACAAATACAATGCTAAAACTGTTTTAGATTATGGCTGTGGCAAAGGTAGACAATATACAAATATAGTTTCATACGGAATGCCGCACGATCAAGTAACAGAACCAATGACATTTCAAACTAGGATAAATGCAGAAAGTGTTTATAAGTTTGATCCCTGCGTAAAAGAATTTGAAATAGAACCCATAGGACAGACATTCGATGCTGTTATTTGCACACAGGTATTAGGCAGTATTCCCGATGTTGATATGCTCTGGTTGAGTGATAAGTTAATGAACTATGCTACTAAATTTGTATTCATAGGTCTACATAAACCAGACAAACCTGTAAAATCTAAAAAACGAATGTACGATGCTAACTGGATAACATATCCTAGAAGCATAGAATGGTATCAAGAACAATTTGCTAATTGGACTGGTCCAGACTTATATTGGTGGTTTAGAGATACCGTGCATCCGGCCAATGATTGGTATTCAATAGAAAAAGGAGGTCTCGCAGATGAAAGTAGGATTTAATTGCAGTAGTTTCGATCTGCTACATGCAGGTCATGTAACTATGTTAAAGATGGAGAAGGAATTGTGCGACTATCTTGTAGTTGCACTACAGATTGACCCGACCGTCGATCGTCCTGGAATTAAAAATAAACCAGTACAAAGTGCATACGAACGATATGTACAGCTACAGGCTTGCAAGTATGTTGATGAAATCTTAATCTACGAAACAGAGTTTGATTTATTACAGTTATTGCAAACACAGACAATCCATATTAGATTTTTAAGTGAAGAATATTTAAATAGAGATTTTACAGGTAAACAGTATTGCATGGACGTGGGAATCGAATTGCACTACCATAAACGTGGTCACAAGTATTCTTCCAGCGAGTTACGTGCTAGAACAGCAAAGTTAGAAAATGCCAAGGATGCCGATAATACCCAAGCATTACCACAATACTCACCTGAATTAATAAAACCAAGAGACGCACAATGATTACATTGATTGGCCACGGGTATGTTGGCAACCAGATTAAAAAAGAATTAGAACATCAAAATATTCATCACGAATGGATCACTCATGCGCAGTCAGTGCCGGTCGGTACCACAGCAATCATCAATGCTGCTGGATACACAGGATCACCAAATGTCGATGCTTGTGAACACCATAAACAAGAAACCATCAACGGCAATGTAGTATTTCCATTGCAATTAGAAGCAGCAAATCCTTTCATACCTGTTGTACACATTACCAGCGGGTGTGTGTACACTGGTTATAAAGATGGTGGCTGGACTGAGGAAGATGCTCCCAATTTTGATTTCAACAATGGATCTTTTTACAGTGGGTCGAAAGCATTGTTCCAAACTTTAATGACTCCGTACCTTACCAAATCATATCTGCTAAGAATCCGCATGCCATTTGGCGACACACATGAACCCAAGAATATTTTTACAAAACTATCAAACTATCAAAAACTAATTGACTACGAAAACTCGTTTAGTTACATAGTTGATGTGGCCAAGGTAGCTGTGTACTTTGCAGTGAATAAACCGGCCAGTGGAATTTATAATGTTTGTAATCCAGGATCTGCTACTACTAAACAGGTTGCTGATAAACTTGAATTAGATAAAGAATGGTTTACACGAGAAGAATTTAAAGCAGCCACAGTTGCTCCAAGATCTAATTGTGTTATGAATGTTGATAAATTATTTTCAGTATTTCCAATTCAGCACATTAGTGATGCGCTAGATACTGCTATTGGTAAACTACGTTAAGGTTATAATTTTAATTCTTCGGTCACCCAGTTTGAAATCCACTGTGCTCCATCAGTCCCGAAATGAAATCCTTTGTCTATGACTAGATCTAAAAATTTTTCAGTACCTAATAGTTTCTCCACACACGGTATATTTTCTAATCCCGGTACTTCTCTATAAAGTTTTCTGTGAAAGAATACTAGATCGGATAAAGATTTTGCTCTGTGAGAAAATGCTCTATACTCGGGATCAAAATGATTTTGATCTTCATGCATAACCATAAGATTTTTTAGTAACTGATATTTTTCTGCCGTGAAAGGATTAGAGAAGTTTTCTCTGGTTTGTCTTTTTCCGCTGACACCATTAAAGGGCCAAATGCCTTTGATGCTCATCGGTAATACCCAATAATTATCTGAAATTTGTAATAAGTCTTGTTTAAGATTTAATTTAAATCCCTGATCATAGAATGTCATTCTTGTTGGTTCGGTGAGTTGTGTTATGACTACATCTGATTTTAATTGTTCAGACATTTGATCAATCATGTTTAACGAAAATAATACGCTAGTAGCTTGCCTTCCAAAATTATAGACCTTTAAATCTGGCCTAGACAATGATAGTTGGTAAGGCCACGATTCTCTAGGTTCGGCGTCCGCTAGAACACCGCCTGTAAAACTACAACCGAAACACGATATAACTTTTGACATTATTTGATATAAGGCAAGAACTGTTTGTAAATAAGACCTTGTCGACTTTCTTGATCAGTCCAATGACACGCAGCAAGATCATTAATCCACTGGCTTCTATCGGGTTGTTTTGAATGATCAATATCTCCGATGTTATAATTGGCAACATCCCAACACACACTACTGCTGTCATCAACCCATAACGGAACACCTTCTAAGATTGATGCAACTCCGCTACTGCTGTTAAACACAAATGCTGCCTTGGCACGTCTTAGATCGTGTTCTATCGGAATCTTGGTGCTGTCGCTGATTGTCACTCCGGGCCGTAACAGTGGTGTTAGATCTGCTATTTTTCCTGGATGCGGTCTAAGCACAATTGGAAGATTAGATACTTTTCTTACTGCTTCTATTTTTTGTCTTGTCCATTCTACAGGACTTTGACCTTTCATACTCCACCCGCCGTCACGTTGCACTAAGAATAAAATATATTCTCCGTGTCGTTTCCAGTCTTTCATTTCTAGTCCAATATCACTGGATAAAATATCCCAACGAGAAGAGTCAGAGTTTTTATTAGCGTATTCGCTTGAGTCGTAATCAACACCGTTAATACTGTATCTTAGATATTTGCTGTCAAGGTCTTTGAATTTAAAGCAATTGGCGTCTATGGCCATAATGTGATTATTTTGTTGCCGCTGATGTTCAACTATCTTGGCACGTAATTTAATATTTTCTGTCGTTTGGATCGGACTCGGCCAACCAAGAATTACTGCTAGTTTTGCACGTTGTATCACGTATTGAGTTTCGATATGTACCCGAGCTCCGTGCGATTTTGCACCATCGGCAAATGCTGTGAGGGTATCTACCTTTCTACCAGGCGTTTGTTTATGTAAGGAACTTAGGTAAACAACAACATCAAACATTATTATCCTTGATTAGGTTGCCAGAGAGTTATATCATTATCATTCAAGATACGCCATGCAGTTCCGTCTCTCATTTCTGCTTCAGAGAATTGACAGTATGATAAGTGTGCAGCCCATGCTTCGACTTCCTCAGCCTCTGGAAATTTCGGAGTTTCGATTAATGAAAGATCTGATAAACTCACTGCATGTGCAGCATTTGGCCCAAGGGTAAATGCTGGTTTACCTAATAATATTGCTTCGGTTGCCGCAATACTATTGAAAGTTACAAGACAATGTACGTCGTTTGCAAGAGCCATTTCCATGGTATCTGTTGCAGTTCGCTCACGGCGACTGACTTTATTTCGAACAACAATTGGACGATCAGTATATGTTTTAATTGTCGCAATAGTTTCTTGCATCCATATGTCTAGATCGAGACCAAATGCACTCATCGCCTTGGCACTTGGAGGACATAATAAAATGTTACGTCCTTTTCTAAATTTACTACGGTGCCAACCCGTTGCTTCTAAACGATCAAACGGTCTTTCAATAACAGGACCAATGTTTTGCATGGCGTTTTTAGTGATGCGATGAAAGAACTTTTTACGAACATTACCAAAATATCCAGTATCAATATAGTAATAATCTCTGCCTTTTTCTGCACAGGCCCGCATATGTTTAGCCTTAGTGATGCCTCTAAAGACAACCGGAACCATTGACTCTGATATTTTATCATAGTTAGTGATTGTGCCACCGCACCCAAGAATAAAAGATTCCATGTATGGATCCCAACCCACACCCTTGCCGTCGTTGGGATCTCTACCGCCGTCAACGGCTACTGCTGCATTATTGTCTAACATTTTAATATCCTCAATTACATTGTCAACGGTGGTATTATAAATTTCTCCGGAAGGATCAACTCTATACTTTAATATTTTTTTAAAAACAGTTTCAATCTCTTTAGGTATGTGAGTAAACAAACTAGGTTGAAACACTGGTTTTAACGATTCGACCATGGCGGCATGCTCAACAGCCCATTGATAACCATACTCGCAGTGTTTGTAATTATCAAACCACGGACCGCCCTCTGTGTAATGAATAGCCTTGGCACGGCCATCTTGAGGCTCATGATACCAGTTTACTAACCAATTATATTCATGAGATATTTCTCCGATTAAATCATCAGCTAGCCATCGGAATCTATGAAAAAATTGACCTGAGTTATGTTCATTATTGACTACCTCGGGTGTAAGAGTAGTGTTAGCTGGGTGCCCGCAATTCCATAGAATCATAGAACTCCAGTTTTTTCTTGGGTACGGCATCTGTTTGCACCCATCCATTTTATCGCCTTCTTGCGGAGTGTAATCGTGTTTTACACACATGACAGCATACCGATCGTCGGCCTGATTAAATATTTCTGTAACATCACATTGGAATAGAAAGTCGCAGTCAACAAAAATTGCCCATCCGCTGTAGTCTGTTAGATGAGGAACAAGAAATCGAGTAAATGTAAATTCTGTGGAACTTAATGTATCTGGTACTCTGGTATAAATTCCAGCTTCTCTTAATTCGGATTGCTTAAGGGGAATAACTTCAACGCCAACACTTCTAGCCTTGATACTGTATTCACACACTCGATAAGCAATATCTTCGCGCGGATCATACCCAACAAAAACTTTCATAAATTTCCTTGTATCATGTTTAATGCAGCGCCAGTCCGTAATTCAATATTATGGAATTGGCCGTATGCCAAGTGGCAGGCCCAGCTATGTAATTTATCTTGATCTGGATAGTAGGGTTTTTCGATTTGACTTAAATCGGTAGATGCTACCGGTTTGGCAGCGTTACAAGGTGCTAGTACAAATACAGGATAGCCATACATGACAGCCTCGGTAGCAGCATTGGAGTTGAAAGTTACTAACGCAAATACATCATCATCAAGGGCTTGCTTTAGTGTATTACCAACTGTGCGATCGATACGTTTAGGAGCACGTTCGCGTATTTCTATAGGTCTATCTGTGTATTTTTTAATTGTTTCGATGGTATCGTTAGTCCATTGTTCTAAATCAATTCCGTAAAACTTGCAGGGTTTTTCATCAGGTTTTGCTATTAAAATCTTTCTTCCTGATTTTTTCCAGGGTTCGATAGTTTTGTTAAATTGTTTCCATCGATCGTCTGGTCTAGACACAATTTCATCGTGTTGAAGATTATTTTTTACAATGCGATGCCAATATTTCCATCCGTTGGGATTCAGTGAATTAACTTCATTGCCAAAATATCCAGTGTCCATATAATAGAAATCTCGGCCTTCCTTCCAACAGCGTTTCATTATTTTATGTTTTAATATTCCGCGCAATATAATAGGCTGGTTTGAATCTTCATAAACAAAATCGTCCGTAGATGTTATTTTTCCTCCGCAGGATCTTGCTAATTTTTCTATATAATCGTCTTCACCATCTTTGCTTAAGAAAATCCAATCTTTCATTTTCTTTCAATATCCTCTTCTGTGCATTGTTCACCGAATTGAATTTCAATAACTTTCAACGGTGTTTCGCTTTTGTTAATCAACTGATGCCATTCCTCTCTACCGATATATGTCTGCATGTTTTTCATCACAAAGTTTTTCATCACTGTATTGTTATCTGTATCTAGGGTATTAATTGTTGCAGTGCCTTCAGTTACAAACCAATGCTCATAACGATGTTGATGGCGTTGCATTGATAAACTACATCCAGGATTAACTGTAAGTTCTTTTACTTTTACGCCTGGACCGTCTTGATGTAGTACACGATAATATCCCCAAGGCCGTTCTGTCTTAGGTGCTTTCCATTCTTGGAGTATCCAACTACTTGAATTCTTTTTATCATCGCCGCCAACGCCAAACACAAACTCAACATTGTCTATGCCACTGTTCATTTCTGGAATGTTTGTCTGTGTTCGGTCTCCGCCGTTGGCAAAAACAATAAGATCCTGTGGGTAACTTTGTCGAACCATCCAGAGTGCATGTTTTGCTGATCCGTCAGCATCATTGAAGTCTATGACAAAATCTACTCCTACAATATTACGTACAATTTCTGCACGTTCTTTGTAGGGTAAGAAAGGAGCTCCTTTCTTACGGGTTAACCATGCATCTGAGTTAACCCCAACAACAAGGATATCACCTAATTGTTTAGCTGAGTTGAAGTAGGCAATATGCCCAGAATGAAGGGGATCAAATCCCCCTGTGATTAGTACAATGCGTTTCATGCAGATATTTATCTGCGTATATTATACCGTATTTAAAGACTGGCGTCTTCTAGACCCGACACTCGTAGTTTAACAATGTTACTTAAATGCCATTGTTTCTGATCAAGTGCTTTGATAATACCTAACCACTTGTTGCGAAGTAGGGCGAAATCGTTGATAATCTTTTCAAAATCTACAACGTCAGCTTCACCTTCTACAAACTTTTCACAGTCTCTAGAAGATAAAGCTCGTTGATAGTTTTCTAAATACTTGCGAAAATGCTGACTACGAAGTCTACGAAGTTCAATGTTTAAGTACTCAAGGATACCTTCAATTTCTTGAAGTTGATTAAAGCGTTCTTCCACGATGCCAGGCATTTGCGAACTTGCCTTCTCGATGTTACCCGCTATGCGGACATCTTGTTTTGCTTCGATTAACTCAGCTTCATAATAGGCCGCAGCATCTGGAATGTTGCTTATATCTTTACTAACCTTGTCGTACCAATTCATTTATTCCTCTTCGTCGTAGCTGTCTACATCTTCTTCGATTTCTTCACCGTCGATAGCATATGTGATAGCTTCGTCGAGAAAAGGATCGACTCCTTGCAGACTGTCTAACACACTTTCTTTGATGCCGTAGTCCAGCAATGTGTTTACAAAATCGGTAGCTACATCTGGTCTGTGTTTTTCAGGAATGTGTCCAATTACCACGTGCCATAAGTCAGCAATTAAATCTTCTTTCATTCAGTAATCTCCGTTTCAGGTTCAACAATAGTAGTTATCTCTGAAGCGGAAATTTCACCGTGTTTAGAAATGTCTTCCATGGCGATGTCTAGACCGTCTTTCTCATTGCGTTCCCAGGCTTTGCGGAACTGCTTGATGATTTCACCGTCTTTGGTAGTATATACAAGACTGTTACCTTCTTTCTTTAGCATGCCTTTGGCTTCGAACAAGTCGACTAATCCGCTATATGGACTCATACCTGTTTCATAAGGAATTTCAACCTGCACACTTTCAAACGGCTTTGCGTAACGTGTTTTCATAATCTTACAGGCTGCACGAATACCTTGCACAGTTGTAGTCTTATTACCATCTGCATCAAGTTTCAACTTTAATTTACGCATGGCAACAACAATTGAACTTGCGTAGATGAATCCTTGTCCGCCACTGATCTTGTCATCTGGATCGAACATGTCTTGACTTGCGTATGTGTGGTTAGTACATACCATACCAATATTGTAAGCCCCAAACATGTTAACACAGTTACGAACTAGTGCTGTGAGTGCTTTAGGCTTACGACCCATGTCACCTTTCATATCCCCAGCCTGGAACTGGTTAACATCTGTGGGAGTCAGTAACATGCCCAATGAATCTATGATAAACAAGATCTTAGGACGATCTGCTTCATCCATCGTTTTGTACTCTGCGATGAACTCCGTGATAGTCTTTGCCACATCGTCGATCATTGCCATGTTAAGTTTCAATAACTTATCTGGACTTGTATCAACACCAAGTGCGTGTAGCCATTTTTCATCAAGTGCATTTTCTGTATCAATCAAGATAGGATAGATACCTTGTGCTTGGGCGTTCTTGACTAGGTTCCCTGAACAGATAAAACTCTTACCTGCGCCACTCTCACCCGCAAATACAGTAACCTTGCCTAGTGGAATGCCTCGATCAAAATATCCGCTGATAAGATAGTTTAATGCGTAGTTGTTTGTACTAACCCAATCTGTTGGGTCGTTAAAGCCAATACTTAAACCATCAATCGATTTAGTTATTGACTTTCTAAATTTAGAAATATCAAATGCTTTTGCCATTATAGATCACCCTTTGATAGTTTCTTTGGACCCACAACGATGTCTTCACGACCGATTGCTTTTAACCATGTGTTTAATCTGTTAATTATAACAGAATCGTCCTTGGGGTTGTCAAATCTAACATCGATATCGGCAACAGTATCCCCGGTTTGATCTTCTCTACTGTTAAAACTCAGAGAGAAGTTTTCATTAATTTTTTGTGTTCTTGCCATTATTTTTTACCCTGTTGAGAAATAGAGTGTGAGTTGCCCCACACTCTATGTTTAGTCTTACTGCTTCTGACGATTGCGAATCATGGCAAGGATGTCTTGCGCACGACTGTTGTCACCTGCGGGTGCTGCGGCAGCTGGAGCAGCGATTGCCGCTGGTGCTGGTGTATCGTCAATGTGTTCATCAACTGGAGCAGCGGCTGTTCTCGCAGCTGGCTTGTTAGGATCACCAGTGGCTTGACTCATACCTGCTGGTTTGAAATATTGACCCCAACGTTCCATATCATAGGCTTCACCATCTACAGAAGCTTCAAACATTTCTTTCATGACCTTGAGTTCTACATCAGTGGGTTTCTTTGGCAGGAAGCCGCTGAGATCAAAAAGACCGTGTGCTTCTACTGCTGCGGATTCAACATCTGTTAGTGAACGTTCACGACGGCTCCACTTTGATGTAGAGTAATCAGCAAAGCCACCTTTAGATGTCTTAGCAATGCGGAAGTCCAGACCTTTCAAGTAGTCTGTTGGCAACTCATCCAATTCTGGATCCATTAATGCGCTACGGATGATAGCGTAGATCTGAGGTCCGATGATAAATCTACGGATAGGGTTGTCTGGAAGTTTGTCTTCCTTGAGTGGATCTTCAACCACAAAGCCTTGGAAAATGTATGAACGCTTTTTCCAATACTTACGACCCATCTCTTCTAGTGATTTATCTTTAAACCAACCACGTACTTCTGACAGGATTGGACATGCTGTACCGTCATTGTACATTTCAACGCAAGGAACTTGCACCTGTACTGATCGGCTGTCTGTCTCACCTTTGATACCTGCGAAAGGTAGTTTGATCATTGCACGTTCTACCCAGAAGAATGTGTTGTTGGGATTACCGTCAGGTAGCAAGCGAATTACTGCTTCTTTGCCTTCGGCCATATTCCAGTGTGGGTAAATTGCGTTGTCTCCACCGCCGGTGGATTGTCCTGTGGACTTTGATTGTGCTTCTTGAAGTTTAGCACGGATTTCTGATAATGTTGCCATTTTAAATGCCTCCTATGTTATGCCTAAAATGTTTATATGCCTTATGCACACGTTTTATTATGCGCTTTTTATTTAGCAAGGTCAATGATTATCTGCTTTTTTTTGATTTTATTTCACCAAAAGAAAAAGTGGGTTATGCCCACTTTTCCTTATACTTTGCCATTGCCTTTTGTCTAGCTAACCATAATCTAAACTTGATATAGTCTGATAGTTCATCTTCATCAACTACCTTACCAAAGTCTCGAGCCTTTAGATTACGGCCAAATGTGACCTCATCATCAACAATGAGGTCACTATCATCTAATCCAAAATTACTTCGCTGGAGTAGCGGCTTTTGCGTCTGCTTTAGCTGGCTCTTTCTTAGCAGGTTCGCTTTTTGCAGGCTTTTTCTCTTCTTTCTTGGCTTCTACTTTAGCTGGTGCTGCTGGAGTAGCGGGTGCCTTAGTTGGTTCTGCAGCGAATACAGTTGCAGCGAACAATGATGCTACTACGATTGCGATTGATTTCATTTTAAAGTTTCCTTTAGGTTGTTTTTACGTAAAGAATATTCCCTACGTATATATATAACGCTTTAGTAGGACTAAACGTTTACATAAAAGTTTGATTTCATTTAGCCAAAAGAAAGGGCACCTAAGTGCCCGATCTAACTGCGACGAAACTTTTAATAGCCTGCTAGTTCTCTAATACGTGATAGTTCTGCAATCTGTGGATCTTGTTGTTGTGGTGCCATTCTTTCTACAAATTTTCTAGCAACTTGTTCTGCCTGTTCACCAAATTTTTTGCCTACCATAATAGCAACGCCTTCTGGGCCTTTGGGAAATGTGCCTGTGTCACGATCATAAAATGATGTGATAAACTCTGCTAATTCTTCAGTGTTCAATCTTTCTTTTCTCTTTTTAAAATCACGTTTTGGCTTGTCATCCTTGTATTCTACATCTTTCATTGTCAGAGGTGATTGACCTGACTTCTTACGATCCACTGCTGGTCGTTCATAGTCTCTTGGATTATCGGGATCCACGGCTTCTCGCGGTACTGGCTCTTCTGCAGGTACAGCCGCTGCTGGATCAACTGGTGCTGGTTCCGCTTCCGGGGCAGTTTGGTCACCTCCTTGGGCTGCTTCCGGGTCATCCACCATGTCGCCAAAATCCAATTGTTCTAGTGCTTCGGGTGCATTGAATTCCAACCAATCTTTGATCAATGGTCTCACGCATGCATCTGGATCTTGTGCTGCCTGTTCTTTGATTCGCTTGTATAGTTCTGGATCTTCAATCAATCCTTTGAGGCTTTCGATGGCATTGGTGCCGTCAACTCCTGCTGGGAAATGTTGTCCTACCAGTTCTTGTAGGCCTTGTAATGCTGCTTGTTGTTCTTCGGGGTCTTCACTGGTCACTGCACTGTCTTCGCCTAGGCCCATGACCCAGTTTTCAAATTGAGCAAATGGGTCATTGTCTTCTGTTTCAACCGTTAGGTCTTCGTTGTTGATTTCTTCTTGTGTCATAGCGACTATGTCGTCATAGCCTATGGTGTTTCCTTCTTTCATCAGTCTGTACAAGACTGGAAACACAGTTGCGATATCTTCTTTGAATGATCTGAC